TAGACACGCGCGACCAGCTTCGACACAAGACATCCGCTGCCCGCCTGCGCCGTGATGTTGATCGCCGATCCGCCGGATGTCGTCGAGACCTGAAAATCGTCTGTCGTCGGATTGACTACGAAGTATTCCGTGCCTGCGACAAGGGGATCGGGCGGGGTGTCGAGGTAGAACACCACCTTGTCGCCGGCCACGAGCCCATGAGACGGCACGCGGATCGTGTTGGCGACCAAGTCAGCAGAAAATTCGTATGGGTTGCCCGCGGTCGGCGCGATGAAGATCATTTCTGCGCCTTGCCACACGCTGGCCCACTTCACCGAGCACGCAGGGACGTCAAAAATCACCGAAGCGGACAACTGGCGAGGCTCGCCGGCAGATGAAACGGGGTAGCTACACGACTTTGCTGCGTATGCAGGAGCGCCGCCAGTTACCTCATTAGCTCCGGTAGTCCCCGGATAGCCTGTGTGGAGGCGCATCGCAGTCGGAGAGATGCCATTGAGCATCAGGCGCTTCCCAGCAGGAGTCAGGCTCATTTCTTCAGCGGCTCCGCTTCAAGATTCAGGCCGTAGAGGCATGTCTTCACAGGCGCGGCACCTTCCAAGCTGTAGATGCGTCGCATCGCAGCGCCGAGCCTGTAGGCAAAAGATCGCTTCATGTACTCGCCGATTCGGCCAAGCGGCAGGTTGCGGAAACCTTTCCAGTTCCTGCCGCCGTCATCCGACCAGCTCAGGATCACGTAAGGGTCTGCGCCAGCGCTGGGAATCGATCCGAAGGTCCCGGCATCCAAGCCGACGCCCATTTCGGCGATCAATTCGATCCGATTGTGCCGGATGAACTTGTTTTCGTTCTCAATCGGATATCCCGTCCATCGCCAGCTGATCGGGTCGCCATTATTCGTGTACGAATCCGCATCCAATTCGTACACGTTGCCGTTCACGTAGTCGCCGACTAGATGTTTGTTGAACACAAACATGTATCCGTTTGAGCGATGCTGTTCCTGCGCGCCAGTAGTCGGGTTGGTGTACGTCCATTGGTGCCAGCGCTGCGTTGCCACGTCGTAGGCCCACGTACCTCGGCCCGGAAACGTCAGTACGTAGTACGTATGCCCGCCCATCTGGATGCAGTAGGCGTAGGCGTCTGAGAGGTCGCCGTAGGTCCGAAGCGTTTCTTCCAGCGCGAAGTCTGAGACGCCTGTCGGGCTCCCTTCCTGCGCTCGATACACCCGGCCGCTACCTTGATCGTTCCTACCGACCCAGAAAACGGAGCTATCTGTTTTGGCAATCGAATACTTGGCAACGCACCCGTATTCGCTGATTGATGTGCGGGTGAACGCGGCATCCGCGTCGCCACTCGTGATTGCCCATTCCGTCGTCTTCTCCCCAAACAGGATCAGCCGACGATGGTCTGCATACGTCGCGACAATTGGGTCCGGATTCGACTCTGCGGAGGCGAAGTCAAGAGCATCAATCGTGGAGTCACCAATCTGGGTCCATCCATAGGTGCCATTTTCGTACGGGAAGACGATGTACCCATCGATATAGCAACCTTGCGCCGTAGTAGGAGCGTCAGTGATCGCCGCATAGTTCAGCGTTGACATGATGCAGCGATGCCAACCTGCCGAGTGCATGACGACAACTTGCGTCTCATTGGCCACCAGCGTCACGCGGGCTGTTCCCGGGACTGTGCCGACGAGGTTTGAAGCCGTCGAAGTCACCCGGTAGAGGCTGGAACCAGACACCACCCAGCCATAGCCGCCGGCTTCCAGCTGGCCGCGGATTGGGCCGGTGCCTACAGTCCGATAGAGGGTGTAACCGGGCGCCATGAAAAACATGCCGGGCTCGCTTGAGCCCTGTGGAGCCGGCTCAAACACGAGGTTGGTGCGGACCAGAGCGGCCAAAGGCAGGGAACGCCCTTTTGCCGCAGGCCCGTTGAATAGCAGCTTCACCCGTAGAAGCCCCAGTAGCCCCACAAACGGTCACCGGCAGCAATCGGCATGCCGCTATCGTGTTGCGGCTCGGCGAAGTAGCGGAGTTGCAGCAAAGCGAATGAGCGCTGCATGTTCTCCAAGTCGCGCGGCGACAGAGTTTCGCCGTACTCACCGCCGATCCGGTCCGCCAACTTCAGCGCAACCGCTTCCTTGTCCGCTGGATCAAGCGACATCGTGGACGTAAGCGTCGCTGCGCTGAAGTCCGGCACCATCGTGCCCGAACCGCGCCACTCGGCCAGCATGTCGTTCAGCGCAGTCAAGGCGTCTTCTGATTCATCCGCGCCGGCTGTTTCTCCGCTGGCGATGATGCCAAGCGCACGAAACGCCCGGTTAATGATGTCTTGTGCCTGCATCCTTTCCCCCAAAGGGAACGGGGGCCGAAGCCCCCGCCCTTGTCACTCGGTGATGCGGATGGCGTGATCCGGACGGATCGCAGCCGGCAGGGCGAACAGCACGTCAATACGCGTGCTCTCCTGATCGGTCGAACCGTTGCCGAAGGTCATCACGCGCACGGAGATGCCGCCCATGCTCGCTGTGTAGCCCTCGCACGAGGCGAGTACCGGCAGCGGGACGAACGCCGTAGCGAACGCGTCCTTGTGGAACGCGAGGTTCTGGCGCTTTCCCTGAGACGCCGTGCCGAACACCGTGATCGCGGCGCCCGCGCCCGGGCTGGCCGTCACCGTGCCGATGAGCGAAGCCGATGTCGGGGTAATCGCAGGATAGATCGACACGTTGCCCGCGCCGCCCGCGTAGTCGGCCGTCACGACGAACTGACGCAGGAATCCGAGGTCGAGGCCGGTGATCGGATGCACCGCGTTGACGCCGGCGATGGTGAAGACCGTGCCGCGAGTCAGCGCGCCCGTGCCAGTATTGACCGCGAGAACCGCGCCCGTCTGGCCCGCGCCGTTGACCAGATAACCCGCGCCGGCACCATTGGTGTGGACCGGAAGGGAAATCTGCTTGTAGAAGTCGAACTCGGCGAAGCGACCGATCGAGTTCTCGGAGAACTCGCCCCGGATTTCGTCAGCCTTGTGGAACAGCGTTGCATTCGCTTCGGCCAGCGCATCGTTAGCGTCGGTTGAGAAATGCGCGGCACGGCCATCATCCGGACACAGGAAGTTGTCGATGCGCGAAGACGCGTTTCGCCAGACGGTACGAGTCGCCGGGACAGTACCCCACGTGCCGACCGTGATCGCGATCTTGTTCTTCATCTCGGTCAGAAGGACCGAGTTGACCTTGGCGCTGAGCGAGTTCATCGCCGGCTCAAGAAAACGCTTCTTGAAATCGGTGATTTCGAGCTTCTTTTCCTTCGCGGTGAAGGTCAGAGGCACGTGGTACTGCTGATCAACCGTCAGGTTGACCGAACTTTCGTTGATCGCGGGAGCCGCACCGCCACCGGCGAAGTGCGAGCCGGAGTAGGTGACCGGAACCGGCGGGACCTTGACACGCACGGTTTCGCCAACGGTGTAGCCGTTGACATCGCGCTCGAACTCCGCTTCGCGATCGGTGTTGATGTTCGCGATGACGGAGTTCTTGTCGAGGAGCATTTTGGCCGCCTCGCGGGCGACCAACTGGTGGGTTAGAGCTTGGCCTACGTTAGCCATGGGTAATCAGTCCTTTGATTAACGGCCGCGTCGCTGCATGCGCTCGTGTGCGAGCCATTCCGCATCCGACATGCGAGCCGGGTCTTTCTGGGAGGTAGAACCGCCGCCCAGCACCGGTGCCGGTGTCGGGGCTTTGGTGACGGGTTTCGGGCTCGGCTTGCTCAACCGTTCTTCGATTCGGCCGATCTGCGCAGCGGCCAAGTGCGCAGGCATGCGGAAAATCCGATCCGCCTCGTCCCAGTGTTGGGAGAGGTAGTCGAATACCGCAGGGCCTTGCTCCGAGAGGGCAATTGCTTCCGCCACTTCACGGGGGGGCTGAAAGGCCTGAGCGAACGCCGTGAAGCGCTCGTCAAACCCGGGGTTATCCGCCGCGTAGGCGTTTGCCCGAGCCTCAAAGTGGGTGGCGACCTCTATCTGCCGCGCCTGCAACTGCTGTTGCTGAAAGCGCTGCTCAAATTCTCTCGTGGCCTGCCCACGAATGAACTCCGCATTTGCACGGTTCCATTCGTTGAAATCAGTGAAATCGTTGATGTCCGGCGGAACATCGGAAGTCGTGCGCGGCTGGGGGGCCTGCTGCTGGAAGTGCTCCAACTGCTGACGGAGAAAATCGCGCTCACGCTCGGCTTCACGCCTTGCCCGGGTGATTTCGTTGACGCGCTCCTGCGGGACATATCGGCCCTTTTCATCTCGGGGCCTGTCGTCCGGCTTTGGCTCGTCAACCTGTCCCGTGGTCGCTTCGGGACCTTCAACCTGCGTCACTTCCGCCTTCGGCGGGTCCTGTGCAGGCACGACCGGTGCGCCCGTCAGGGCGGTTTCTACATCACTCATTGCGCGTCAGTCCTTGACGAATAGCCCGGCTACCGGCCGGTGCGGTTCAAGCAGCCATGGCGAGCAAGAGGACCTCAATGGCCTCTTCCTCGTCCC